AAAAATGATGACGATCACGAGTGGTCTTGTACCGCAACTCCGCGATATCATCGAGACCTGGCATGAAAGTTCCAACTCCGGACAGCGTGACTGGAGTCAGGTTGAGGGCGACCTCTTCAAAATTGGTGTGAACCTACCGATCGGATGTGTTCAATTGAAGTGGGAGTCCTGGGTAGCAGAGCGCTGCTACACCGAATCACTGCATGAGCGCTGGGAAGCGCTCTTCGATCATGAGTGCGATGACTCATTGGATGACCAATGTCAACGATGCAGTGAACTCGAGAAGTTCCGTGAGCCACGTCTGGCTCCGTCTCCCGAGGACCGGTTGTCTGCAAGCACCGGTAAGGCTCTTCAAGTCACAGAATCACTCCTGCTGTGGCTTGATGTACAGGAAGATGTGCCGAATTCTTTGGTCCCGGGCCTGGGCCATCTTCGTCGGCTTACCTTCGCCTTCATAGGGTTGTACATGATGGATCTCGCTGAGTCCTTCATGAAGTTGAAACTCGCAACGATTGAGGCTATATCCAAGCATCAATCCGAGCTTCCCCCTGTGAAGGATCCCTTCCGGGAGCAGAGCATCCGGAGTCCCCGTTTGCTCCCCGGTGACCTGGGCCATCGTTTTGGCTCTTGGGTCAATCGTTCTTTATCCCGGAGCTTCGCCTTTTGCTTCTGGATGAAACGAGGGATGCCCCGAGTTAGTGAGGATATGATCAAGGACCAGGAGAGGAAGTCCTTTGATATTCTGACCCAGCCCCAGCAGCATGAGTCGGCCCATATCCGAACACTCGGGGGTGAGTATCGCTATGTCGATCTTCTGGACCTCATTGTGGAGGTGGTCCGAACTGTCGATGAAACATTTGGGGGCGGAGAGGGTCGATCTCCCGCTCGGTGGAAGGATTCTCAGCCCTTCCAGCTCCCATCCGCGAATGCTCACTTTGGTTTGACCCGTCAGGAAGGCGGGGCCCGTTTTGCCGTGTCTGAACTTAATCCGCGGCTTGAGTCCGATCTTTTAATTGAGTTGAAAGATGTCCCGGAGATTGCTACCCATGTTAATCTTGGCTTGCTTAATCTCACCCGGTCTGACATCGTGGCTTGCTGCCGCTCTGAGAGATCTGACCTCAATCCGGTTTTCCGGAAAATTGGCCTCTTCTGTCCCGAGGAATCGATTCGTCGAACCAAGGAGTATGCCCACTTCTGGGATGAATTTGTGCTTCGTCGAGCTCTTGAACGAGTTGCTCGGAATGCTCCCCCTTCAGGGAACGATGCAAAAATTATCGGTCTCGCCGAGCCTTTGAAGGTACGGACCATCACGGCAGGTTCGTCCTCGGGCTATTACTGGCTCCGATTCATCCAGAAGTTCCTCCATGGGCACCTCCGCCAACACGATACCTTCCGCCTCATTGGTTCGCCTCTGACCCTGGAAGATATACATCGAACGTTCCACCGCCCCCTCCGTGAGGGCGAGTTCTTTGTCTCTGGAGACTACAAATCCGCAACCGACCTAATCTCTTCGATTTTGTCGGAGACTGCTGCCCGGCGCATTGCCCAAGTCACTGGCATGCCCGAGCATTTGGAGCAGCTCTTTGTGGATGGACTGGTCAACCACCGTGTTTGGTTGGGGAAGAAGACTGTAGGCCACCAGGAGAATGGTCAGCTGATGGGTTCCCCCGTCTCCTTTCCAATCCTCTGTGTCATCAACGCCGCATTGACCCGGTTCTCGCTCGAATTTCGATCCAAGGTACCTTTGAGATTGAACGAGCTTGCACTGTTGATCAATGGTGATGATGTGGCCTTCAGTACCGACAAGGAAGGGTACGAGATCTGGAAGAGCGTGACTCGAATTGGTGGACTCCAGTTTTCACTGGGCAAGAATTTCACTTCGCGAGAATTTCTTGTTATCAATTCGTGCATGTTCCAACTACGATCCGTGACAGTCCCCTCCCCGATGAGATCCTTCTCGGGGTGGCGACCCTCGCCGAGTCAGGCCGTCCGGCCCTCGGAAACCATCTTCCAACAGCGTTGTCTGGGACTTCGTTCTCAGGCACCATGGACACCTCCTCTTTTGGAACAGAGTTCTTGTGTCCGTGACTTCCTTGTGGCCTTCTCCGATTCAAATCGGGCCCTTGCGGACGCTGTTGTCGGTTCCTCCCGTCTCAAGATCCGACCCACTCATTACCAGCCCTTGGTTTCTGAGTGTCTTTGGGACGAGGGGCGGGACGTCATGTTCTACCCGAAGTGTCGCGATTATTCTTATCGCGCGACTGCCCGGAATAACTGGTTTGTTGCACCCTACCATAATCCTGACTACCTCGGCCCTGTGGGTCGTTGGTGTCCGGATCCTGAGGGTGAGAACCGATTTTCCGGTTTGCCTGTCTTGGATCGACTTCGGTTACGCGACGTGGACGACATGTTCGATCCGGAGGGGTATGCGATCCTTCCGGGCCTTCAAAAGGCATGGTTGGGTGACACTCTCGGCAAGCGTCGACATCACCTTAACCAGATCTTCGTCCGATCTTGGCGTCCTGTTTTGGATATGTGTTCCGGGCTCCACCGGGGGCAGAAATGGTCTGTCTGCTGGTGGCTCCCTACCGGTTTGGGGGGACTTGGTCTTGAGCAGACTGATCCCGATTCCTCCCTTGATGATCTTCCTTTGGCGCATCGTTCTTTGGCGCACTATCTGTATCATCACCCGGAACATATCCCTTCCGCACTCCCTACCATAGCCTATCGAGATTGTCTGAAGCACCGTTTGGTGGAAGCGGTGTCTCGACTCCCGAAAGCCATTCATTCCCTTGAGCGTGACCCATCTCTTTTGGATGAGGCCGACGTCCTCTCCTTCCTCATGACTTGGGAATGGGCTAATGGTTTTGGTGGTGTGGACTCAGGGGAGGACCACTCCTTTGGCCGTGGAGAGAAGGCACCTTACCTTCGTGAGGCTCTCCTGTCCTACCAGCGTTCGCGATGCCGCTGGTGGATGTCTCGGTCCAAGGGTGGCCTTCTAGAGAAGTGGCGTTCCCACCCGCCCCTGAATGATGCCATGCTTGCAGCATGGCGTCCCCGGTTTCGGCAGTATGACCTCTCCCTTCCTGCTCCTTGGAGGGTCATCCTGTCCGATCCCGAAAGTCCCCTCCCGACAGTATTTGGAACTTACTGTTCGGGGTGGCCCTCCCTTTCCTGAGAGGTTACACCCGCGAGGGTGTCCGACATGTTTGGTTAGTAGGTGGATGTCGGCCACTGAAGTAGGGGAACTCCCCGGGAGGTCCGATTCGACCATAAGAACGTCCTACGGACTTTGGACCCCCGGTGGGA